AGAGCCGCTTCCACTTCGAATTGACCCTCGTACTGTTCCTCCCAAGGAGAACGAGGGTCGTGGTCGTCGCCGACGTCGAAATCTTCCGATTCCTCGAACGTCTCGACGCCCTGTCTCGCCAAATCGCGTTGGAGCTCCGAACTGCGGACCGCTCGCGCGACGAGCTGCGCGAGCGTGGGGGGCCGCTTGAAGTTGACCGCTGCAGCGATCGGCGTGGGGTCGAGTACCTCTCCCCCATCGACGTAGCGGCCGTTTTTCTGTTTTTTTGGTTCACTCATGACGGGTTCCCTTTCCGGAAGCTCAAACAGGCGTTCCATGTTTTGCCACAAGGCGGCGTGCCTGGATCGAATGCTGGGCCATGATCCATAATACATCGTTTGCGGGGACCGCAAATGGTTCCTCAGTCGGAACACATTTGACGAAGTCCCCGTTGAGGGTGGGGTCCGAGGCGAATTTCCTGGCGAAATGCCATTCGTCCAGGGTGGCCCGGAATTCGCCTGCGATCGTAGACGGGATCCTCCGGTACTCGTCGTACCGGTCTTGATACCCGAAGACGCCGTTCGGCGAAGCGTGGGCCGCGTAGAGCTCCTTGTTCAGGACCTCTTGCTGCCCGATGAATTGGAGCTCCTTCTGCCAGAAGTCCTCCTTGGTTGCCCGCAGGAAGTGGCGCGGAATGCCCTGCGAGTACATGGTTTTGGGCCGCACGCTCATCAGCGTGAACACGTAGCCGTGTTCCTCGAAATAGCGGCGGTAGCGGTTCGAACGCGCTGCCCCGATGCCGTGGCCGCGCAAAGTGCCGACGCCCTCGTCGGCGGAGTCAACGCCCGTCTGAAGGACTTCGGAAAACTGGATGACCTGTTTTCCTCCGCCCAGGTACTCAGGGCGTTGAAGTCGGGCATCCGAAGAGCGAATGCCCAGGTAACGGAGGTACTCGGTGTAGCGGGACCCGTAACGGGCCCGAGCTTCCTCGTACCGTTGGAGAGCGAAGGCTTCGCGGAGTTCGTTGATCGTCGCGGCCGAGGCCGTCGACAAGTCCGCGAACATTTTTGAAGAGCCGGTGAGCGACGAGGCGCCCACCGTGACCGCGGCGGGAGCGCCCGCGGTCGACATGGAAACGTAGGAATCGTCTGACTTTTGGATGGCGATCGCGTTCCCGGCCGTAACGGCCGTGCGAACGGTCGCCTCAGTGCCGAGGGGGAGCGAGATCTCTGGACCCTTCTGGGTCCAGGGTCTGGCGGACGTGAAATAGTCCTTTTCCCAGGTCACGTTTTGCAACGTGGTGTTGGTTGTGGTGTCCGCGCCGTCGGTCGTGTCGATCGTGAGCGCGGTCTCCAGATCCTCGTCGCGGTAGTGCTCGTTCCAGATCTTGGAGTAGCCGCGGAAAGGGAGCGCGGAAACGGCGATGTCGTCTACTCCGGTCGGAAGACCGAAGTAATCGCCGAGGGACCCGACAGCGAAGCCGCTGCCGGAGTTGATGGTGTAGGTCGGGAACGTCGAAGCGTTCAGGCCGTCCGGTCCACCTGTAATGAAGTTCTCCCAGTCGTCCCAGACGAGCCGGTGGGGAACGTACCAATGGTCGATCTTGACGTGGACCGGGTGCATCACTGGCGTGAGGAGAGGGGAGCAACGAACGAGAAGGTTCGTTGCCTGTTGGATGGTGTCTCCGGGGAGTACCTCGGTCAAGCCGATTGGAATCAGCTTGCCCATGTTCCCGGAGAGGAGCTTGGTGTTCGAGAGCGAATGCTTGGATCGTTTCACATTGGACCTTTCTTTGAGAAGATTTTGAAACGGGAGCTTTGGTTCAGCCCTATCTGGTTTTCTTTTTCAAGTACTTTTTTGAAGCCTTGCGGTGTTTCTTTGCACACCTTGTACAAGGCGTAGCTTTCGTTGAGGAATTTCTGGGTCGCTGCGCTGCGTATTGTTTTTTCATTGCCGACGTGCTCGCGGAGTTTTTTGACCAGATAGCGGCCGAGAGGTTTGGGCTTGCGCCCATGTAAGACGTTTTTTGGTACGTCGCCCTCACGGGCGAGGAAGCCGACACCGGCGTCTGTCGTCAACGGGTCGGCTATGGAGGGGATGGCGGGAGCGCCAATACCCGGCCGGAGGGACATCCGAGCGAACTCGGGATGTCTCCCTCCGAGGCGCGGGTCGTTTTTGGCTGTCATCTTTTTAGTCACATAGCCAGCCAAATAGGAAGCGGAATCGTTGTTGAGCGTTCCGCAATCTGTTTTGCCGTGGCCCCAAGACTTCCGCAGCACGGAACAGGGGCCACAATTGCAGTGAGCGCGATGGTACGCGCTCAAGTAGTTATTTTGGCAACCGGGTAAGCCAAAGAGGGCCGCATGATAGTGCGGCCGTTGTGTTTGGTCGCCGTACTCGCCGACCAGGTAGAAGCGCAGAGAGCCTGGCTCAAGGGCCTTCCGTAGCCTCTTGAGCCAGTCCTGAGCGTGCTTAGGAACGAGGGTCCCACCTTCGGGTAGGTGGTCCTCGTCGTAGGTGAGTGTAACGAAGCTAGACGCTTCGTGCATTTTTTGTTCCAGAAGGAGGCGGTGCGACCAGAGCCGCTGCCGGTTGATCCGGCAGGGGAGGCACTGGCCGCACCCGAATCGAAGGTAGTTCTTCTGGAACGGTTTCTTGCAGAGCATCAGTCCCAGCCGCCTTTTCGGGGCCTCATGGGACTGTAGTTGGGCCGATACTCCTGCCCCTTTACGCTCCACCTCCAAGAGGTGGCGCCCTTAGGCAGGAGATGCTTTGGCGGCGGCTCACCGCCGCCAAAGTTCGGCATAAGGTTGTTACGGACCGCCCACATCGTCTCGGGGATCATCTGATCCTCGATACGCTGTTTGACGTCCGCAGAGGGAACAGGAACTAAACCTGTGGGGGTTTGGGACCATCCGATTTCCGGGATTTTCCCGACTTCCTGAGCAGGATGTCCAGGAGCGGAATGAGTACGTTGTAGAGGATTCTCAAGAACATATGCGTCTCCTTGCCCGTTATTCGTCAATGGTCCCATGCCTGAGTTCGAAGGTAAACCGGGACCTATCTCCCGGTTTACCCTGATGATTTGGGAGCGGAGAAGCTCATTCTGGAGACTTTGGTTTTCCAGTTGCAGCTTCAGGCCCACGTCATTAAGCCTTTCGGCTTTTGTCGTGGAAGCCTGAATTGCCCGACCTAAATCCTGGCCCATGGACGCCATTGCGTTCCCCATGGAGTAGTCGGGCTGGGTCCCTACGGACACTGGCGCGAACGATGTCGTGTTCGCGCCCATGGCGTAAAGCGGGTGAATGCCAGCCGCTCGCGCGTCGGCTACTTTCCAACGGATTCCTTCCTGAGCGAACTGCTTCTGCAGTTTGATGTTTTTTTTGGCGATGGCCATCTGAGTGTCATTCGTCGACTCAGTGGCCGATTTGTTAATAAGGGCCCCGCCGATGGTCCCGGCGGCGCCTATGAGGAATGGAAGCATAGCTACCTCTTTTTGCAACTGACCCGAGAATTCTCGGTCCAGCGTGGTTTTTTTTGACCGCCGGATTTTCCGGCTACTTTGAGAGCATGCAGGACCTGACGCCTGACCGCACGAGAGCGGCACACGGAGAGGCGCAGGTCCTCTTGAATCCGGACCGCCTGGGCGCGGGCTACGTTCCGTAGGCCCGCAAAACGGTCCGGGTTACGGGGAGTCGGCCTGGCGGCCATCGGCGCCCCCCGGAGGGGCGCCAGGGGCCGCCAGCGCGGGTCCGAGAGGGGAAGATTCGGACGGGTCGACTCCCCATGAATTAAGGAGTTGTGCTGGTGAACCAGAGGGCGGGTGATCGGTCTGGGCGAATCCAGAAACCAGTCTGGGCGCAAAGTTTTAGTGGGACGGGACCCACGCGTCCGGTTTCTTTTTTTGCCCATATCACCCTCCCTCTGGTGTCACCTAGCACAGTAGACAACAAGGGTGTCTACTGGTGCAGCTTCTGGTTAGCTGCTTCTGGGTCGGGCTGCCCGCCCTCACGGGACGGCTGGCGAGGGGAGGCCTTCTCAGGGGACGGCTGGCGAGGGGGTGGAGAGGGCTTGGGTTTCGGAGCCTTTTTTCGACGCTCCGTGCCAGCCGCTTCGAAGTGCTCGGACTCGAGAGCCGCTTCCACTTCGAATTGACCCTCGTACTGTTCCTCCCAAGGAGAACGAGGGTCGTGGTCGTCGCCGACGTCGAAATCTTCCGATTCCTCGAACGTCTCGACGCCCTGTCTCGCCA